ATGAACCGACTCATCGTTATCTTGGAATAGATATTGACCATACATTTTAAGACCAGCAGGATGGATAAGATCCAACATTGCCTGCTTATATTTTTCCAGTGACTCATGAATCTTAACGACATAAGAGTATTTCTGGAAATAATCTCTGTTCTGTAGGAACATATAGGACGACAACTGGCCGTCCTGATTGATATAACGACCAGGGTATGAGTAAACACCAGTAACAACGTTAGCAAAGGCAACCGCAGTACCGTCACCGAGGCCTGTTAGATCAAGTTCTGGTGGAGTTTCATAACCATAACCACCAGATACGATCTTGATTTCTTCGATACCACCGATGACGTTAGACTTTGCTTCCAATTCTGAACCGTCGGCAATACATGATACGACCATAACATTGGCGCCGATACCGGCCGTTGTTAGGATATTAATATCAGGTAGAATATCTTGTCTATAACCAGAACCACCTGGTAGATGGCCGTCTAGTGGTAAGAATGAGACTTGAAGGATTGAACCAGTGGAATTTACTAGAGATACCTGGGCATTAGCACCAACACCATATGTACCTGGTTTATTGATGAATTGAATGATATCACCATTGGCATATCCTGAACCACCTTCATAAATCTCCATCTTACCAAGAATACCGAGAGAACGGACAAAGGTATTAGATAGTGCCGAAACGGTTGGTAGTTCAACGTAGTTTTTACCAGGATTAATGATAGCAGTCGATAGAATTGGACCGCATGGACCATATGACCAGTAATACATAGACTCCGCTATGGTAGAATTGGCATTAGGTTTCTTAATAACATCGAATGAAAGGAAATACTGACTACCGGCCAGGCCTGGTGTCAAGTTCAATTCATTATAATAACGATTGCTTTCTACAATTCTGTGATCGGTATTGGTGTCGATAACATGAATATAATCGCCTGTTTCAAAGTAAACATTTGAATTACCCATATTCTCGGAAAGGGTGACAACGTTTTGGATTCCACCTGCACCAACATTGATGGTTAGATTTGCGGTTATAATATAAAGGTTATTTAGATTTGAATATGCAAAACCTTCATTGTCGTCTACGGTGTTGGCAATCAAAACGTCTTTAACGTCATTGATTGTTGATGCTACAATGTCATAGTATGCTGGATGATATGTTTCGTCGTCCTGTACCGTGAAAACGTTAGCAGCAGCATCTTGGCCTCCACCACCAGTGAATAGCAATGGTGTATTGGCAATGTAACCGGCACCTGACTGAATAACGTCAACAGACTTAATTGTTCCTTCAAGTTTCTTATTGACCACTTTATTGATAATAAGAGTACCTTTATTACCCTCAAATCCGGCAGGTGGGATGATAGGAACAGAAGCACCTTGAGTATAACCAGAACCTGGGTTGGCAACCGTAACTTTTACGATAATACCAGAATAAAGGTTAGCAGATAGTTCTTTGGTAATACCTTCATCTTCAATATAGCAGAATAGTTTTTCGCCGTTGATAAAGTCCTGTTCTATACCAGAAACTTTTAGTTCCGTAACAAGGGCCGTTGCGTCATAATAGGAGTCAATGCTTTCAACCTTTGCAGTTGAATTGGACGTATTACCTCTAATAGTGGTATTGATGAAACGAGGAAAAGCATCGGTATTGGCAACACCGTCTACGGTAATGTCTTTAACGTTTAGAGACTTTTCAACGAACCATTTACCATCGGAGGCCTTGAGAATATTATTTTGTGGATAATAAACGTCAATGTCTTTATTGAATAGAATATTGGCGATATATCTGATAGACTTTTGAGAACCGGTTGTTCTGTAAAATTCCTTGGAATGCTTGACGATAATGTTTCTATCAGCCAAAGCAGTATCAGGAATGTAACGAATATTGTTCTTATAGAGTTTATCTAGAATTTGATAGTAACTACTATCTTCTGTAAATTCTGGATGATCTGCAATATCTTCCGCAATAACGTCAACGTCCATATAAGAAGTAAAGTTCTTAGTGACGTAGTTTAGATTGCCTTCTTGTTCCAGAAACTTATAGTAATCTTCCAAGAATTGAACAAAGACAGGATGATCCCTGTTGACGAAATCAGGTAGCTGTGATGCCACCAAATAGGATGTTTTATTATTTGATGATCCTGAATTTGACATTAGGTTTCGGCTACCATTTTAAGTTGGATTGCTTGAGCATTATTGGTATCAATGGCAAGCAAACGGTTTCTTAGTGGCGGAATAACTGTGTTTTCTGGAACCACGTTTAACGTTAGAACGTTCTTATCATAGAATGGGTTTGTGGCAATCTTCAATGGTGTAAAGGCATTCAATGTAATCTTACCAGTTAGATAATTGATATCACCAGCATTATTATTGATGATAACCTTCTCACCGTTTGTCTTATAGTAGAATGTTCTAAGTGTACCAACGGTTGATCTTAATCTAACAGTTAAGGTACATTCGGAACCAATATCATCCTTGATTGTTGCCGTGGCACGGGTATAATTAACACCTTGAGTTAATACCTCAACTGTGCGAACACGACCATTGACAACAGTGGCCTTGGCGGTGGCACCAGTACCGTCACCAGAAATTTCAACGGTTGCCGATGTCGTGTAATTGATACCTGGGTTGACAATTTCAATTGCGTCAATACCAGTATAGGATTCAGGAACTTCTTCAAAGAATACTTCCTGTGAGGCACCCTTGGAATCCAATACTGTTACCTGAGGATAGGTATACAGTTTATTGGCAAAGTCACCCTTTCTCAATTGTGTATTGAAATTGATATAGTATCTGGCATTTACACCAGGCACCATTGGCTTTCTATTCTGTAGATAAATTGAAATGTCGGATGCCGTAATAGATGGATCCGAACTTTCAATATATTGCTGTAGTTTAGACTGCTTAAATGTGGACTTGAATGTATAAAGTTCATTTGTAGCATACTGATAAATGGACTCTTTAATAACATCAAGCAATTCGGTCTCACTCTTTGTCGTCAGAGTTGGATTATAGGTAATCTGACCACGAATGAGAATGAACACATATTCAGGATCCATGATTTCTGGAATAACCGTTAGAACGTTACGGTTTCTGATTAGTGTTTGCTTAATTCTTTCCTTTTCGAGGTCGGTTAGAATATAATAACCTCTGGTCTTGAGAGCAAGATAAACTTTACCGTAAACTGGCGGATCATTATCTTCACCACCCCAAACGGACACGGCCTCAATATTGGAATAATCTTTGGTTACCAATGCTTCATAGTCATTGGTGGTAACGCAACGATTTTGTGAGGTATAGGCATAAGGCGCACGGAATCTAACTTCTTCTAACGGTTCTTTATTGGTTCCACCATATGAACCATTAACTGCTGTAGCCTTGACGTTATTTCTGAATAGACCTGCCACAGGTTCAACGAATGTGAAAAGAGTAACGTTATTTGATAGTGAACCAATGGTATCAAGGTATGTAACAGTAATGATACTACCATTGGCAGGTTTCTGACCAATAACATTATCGCCGAAATAGATGGTGTAGTTTAGGTTCTGATCTTCTTCCAAGAAATAAATCTTAGAATTGGCCTTAAGGTCGGTAACATCGGTTGATAAAAAGTATTCACTCGTTTCTGTATTGGATGCCGAAACCTGAACGGTAACAACAAGCGAATCCGTGTCAACATTAGAGGATGGAATCTGATAGCGGCGTGATGCATTATTGGCCGTATCTACCATAAACTGGTGGGTCATTACCTCACCCTGTTTAACATAGACATTGGCGAATGAAAATGAACCGTTTTCCTTATATGCGGTATTGGCATTGATTGTAACGAAAGGATAATTGACACCACCAACATCGGCACCGAGGAGTCTGGTATACTTGTCTAATGTGATATAGTTGATATCCTGATTTTCGGTTGGGCCAGGAGTTACTTTAACATTCAACTGGGCCACGGCACCATGTGCGGAGTCAGGAACATAACCAATCAACTTGGCATGAGAAAGGATATTCTTACGACTCTGTGCTGTATCCAGAAAGGACTCATTGGCGATCATATTCATATAGAATGAATTATAATATGTGTTATATGCCAGAATGTCCAAGAGAACAGACATACCAGAGCCTTCAAAGTCATAATCCCTGAAAGTGTCTTGGTTCTTGAGGAAGGTCTTTAGATTGTTCTTGATAGAAGCAAAATCTAAATCTGCAACTCGGAATGAATTATTTGCGGTTGCCATATTACTATCTTATCCTTTCAAGGAACATTGTTGCTGTTGTGTTTAGGTTACGATTGAGAATGATATATGTCAGGGTGATATTATAACCGTTATTGTCAATATCTTCTTTGACCTCTACATTTTCTAATCTTACTCTTGGCTCGTAAGTATTTATCAGTGCCGTAATGGCATCTTTTAGGTAAATAGTTGTCAGAGGTGTGGCATTTTCGAATAGTAATGCCGTAACATCAGAACCTAATTGAGTAT